GGTGTTCTCATTCATGTTCACTGCCACCCACGGGTCTACTGCTGGTTCTGCAAACGGGACATTGGGATACTTCACGGCGGTCGTTGACCAATTCGCGCCGATGAAGGTCCTGAGACTTGCCCATGCGGTAGCGAATCCCACTAGAAGCCCTCCTCTGCCACGAGGCGGGCAAAGATGGCATCAGCCTGCTGCTCCACGCGCTGGACTGCATTCGTTGCGACTAATCGTGCGGCCTGGTGCCGTGTCCCATACTCAATGAACTGAGCATAGTTGGCACCGCACGCGACATAGACCGGCGCAAACGGGTCATCCGGAAATGAGGAGGAGAATAAGGCATCACCGGACACTGCGCCGCCTGGATTAGCAATGTCCTGAGCAGGTTCTGGCGCGATATGCCACGCCGCCCGTGAGAAGCCTGTGTCCACCGGCCAGTTGTCCTTGATTTCTCCCTCAAGACTAATAGCTATCGTATTGCGAAATGACGCGATGAGCTTCGGAACAGCTTGATTTAAGCCGTCAATTTCTCGGTGAAATTCTCGCACTGCATCAGTGTTAGTTGGCATCGACTTCAACCCTCAGGAGCCAGGCTGGTGCTGTCGCCAATGGCCGCACATCTTTAATCGTGTAGGTTGCCCCACTTGATGCTTGGAGTTTGTCATCTGGTCGCGGGTCCGCTCCCATTGCCATATCCGACCAGTACAGCAGCACTTCTTTATCTCCTGCTAAGATATTTTTCCCGTCAATCCGTGATGCCTTGACGTTGTAAATGATCCCTCGTAATCCCAGCACTGGCGCAGGCTCGGTAACGGTTCCCGTCGTTGTGTTGTATGACCCCGTGGTTGCGGGAATAAGTGCAATTGCCTCACTCCAATCCGTGAGCATGTTGAGATCAGCAACAAGGTGTTCACTGAGAAATCCACGGTAGTTCATGCGGTTCGATTATTCAGGTCATTCAGCAAGGTGCTCTGCGGGGCTGCATCAAACTGACCACGATAAAATAGCGGCGGGACGCGGTCCGTATCAGCGTTGTTAGTCTCGACATCAGAAATAGAAAGACCTCCTGCATACGGAGCTACCCCCACAATCTGTGCGGACTCTCCCCCGCCTCGTGTCTGTAAATCCTTCGCCAACGTGGCAAACTGCGCTTGTCGCTGTGAGAGATTTACCCGCACATCCCCGATAGCGTGATCAACCAAGCGCGCAAACTTTGCAGCAAGGGCTTTTGCTGTCATTGCTGCGGCAAGGTAGACATTGGACTCTTGCCCGGCGAAGAAATTTATTTCTTCATCACTCAAAAGCCAGTCTGCACTGTCAGTATCCCCCACGAGCAAGCGGATTTTATCCTTACTGGTTGTGAGGGCAGTGTTGTACGTGTTTGCCATACTATCGGATCACTTTGTATTTCCAGCTTCCCGAGGCGAGGTTCAACGTGCCACCGGATTCATTTTGTACCCGAACGACAATGGTATTCGCCGCCGAGACATATGCCGTCACAGTGATGCCTTGCAGATCATACGGAGCAGCAATCATCACAAAGTCACCGAGTGCCGCTCCTGTGACGGTTACCGATGACGAGGTTTCCCCTGCCCCATCAACCAAGTTGGAGGGGTCGTAGGTGAAACTGCCCTGCGCGACAACGGTTAGCGTGCCATTGCCAGCCCGGACTTTCCCACGAGTGGTAAGCAAACTCATTGTTGTGCTCCTTGTTGTCTCCGTCCGCGTTGGGACGCTGGTTCCGTTGCTTCAGGAGCAACCTCTATCACTTCTTGTATATATCGTTGACGCTTGAGCGCGTGCACGTTCTGCACGGGCCACGTGCTCACGTCAACAACCACTCCCCGTGGTAAGAGTTTCCCCTCTCCAATAGGAAGTGGCTTGAGTATTTGGTATCGCATATAACACTTTGTTAGGCAACGGCTGCACTGAAAAAATAACCCAAATCAGTGGCACTGACCTTGTTATCCCATGCCATCTGAATTTCCAGCCGATCACTTTCCAGGTGCGGCATGGGGATATTTTTGATCGCTGCATTTAAGCCCATGCCGTGAGAGACGCCAGACCACATAAAGGTGTACCCTGCTGAAGGAGTATCGATCGATGGGGACGGAGCAGCGTAGCAGAGCAACGCATTTTTCCCTTGCACGAAATCGTAGGCCCCGGTTGCGCCTTCATTGTTTGTGGCTTTGACCGCGTTGCAGACCAGCACTTCGTCAATGCGGAGTAACGCGGCTAATGCCTGTGTGGTCATCATTTTGTTGTCGGTCACCTTTAAGCGGTCAATCAGGTCAGGGTGATCTTGCAAAATGTTCCACACGTCATATCCCAGCACGAGCTTGTTTGGTGTGAAGCCTGTGTTGATTTTGATCGTCCGAATGCCGGCACGCAGGTCAGTGAGTGGCGTGCTTGAGGTGTAGTCTGACCATTTGACAAAGTCGGTCGTGCCCACTTTATCAGTCGCCCACACACTGGTAGTGAAGTAGTCAGAGGTCCACTGCACTTCTTGTTTGATGAGCGCCATTTGCGTGAGGTACTGCGTAGCGTTCACATCCGGGTCATTGGGGGGCTGAGAGTTGGCACGAACCTGGTCCGAGATGTCTTTGTGGAGAGCGAACACATCACACAGATAACTGTCCGTGCTTTCCGTGTACCCGGAGCCAGCGGACTCGGTCGATGGAGCGCGACGTTCCATCTGGTCACGGAGAAATGAGTTCTTGTCGAAGAGAAAGTATTTCCCTGATTGTCGATCAACCGGAACAACCGGGAACACTTTCGTTGCAATATAATCGGTCTGGTTCTGAAGATACGCAATTGCGATATTGGACAGAATCGCATCAATATAGACTTGGGAGCTTGTGGGTTGCGGCATGTTGTCTGGTCCTCATGTCGCACCTCCGAAATGCTTAGCCGAGCAAAAGTTCTTTGCGGGAAGCGAAGGCTCGGAGTATCTTCGCGTGTCGGCGGCCAACCTATCCCGCAAAAAGCACGAAATGTTACGCAGCGCGTGAAATATTCGCGCAGTTAATCACTGCAGAGAGCACGTCGTTATTCGCACCCGAGGCAAGCACTACCTGTCCACAGATGTAGTTTGTCGTGTCGGTGCCCGGTACCTTTGCTGCTGCTTTTCCGGCTGAATCGGTGCCGATCAGTGCCCCAACCGCGATTGATGCACTGGCGACTACCTTTGACACCCCTAAGTAGGCAACCACGGCGTCTTTCCCGCTTGTTGGCGCATTCTGCAGAACGCCGATGGGCTTGTCTGTTGCGCCGGAACACACGTCAACCGTGCGTGTCCCGCTCATTTTGACAAAGTAGAACTGCTTGCCTGAGAGATCAGCGCTCGCAGAGAGACCAGGAATACAGTGTAAATCCGCTTCAAATGCCATGAGTCATTTCTCCTCTTCGTCTTACGCAGCCTGTCGGCGTTCCGCTTTGTATTGTTGCGCAAGTTTCGTGTCGGACTTCAGCACGAACGCGATGCCGTCCGCTTTGGTCTTCACCGTCCCTGCCTTCACGAGTTCCTCAGCGCGTGCATTGATGGCCCCTTCTGCGCTGCGATTTGCATCAGGTGCCGGTGTGAAGCCCGCCTCTTTGAATAGGTTGCCTTCCTTAATCTGGGTGCTGGCAGCCTTGAGGGCGGTGTAGAGTGCAGCAGCTTCTTCTTTACTGAGGGCGATCTCCTTTTCAGTCTTCCAAATAATCGCACTCTTCATGATCGTTTCGCCTTGAATGAATGCGAGGTCTGTTTCCACGCGCTTGGCAATCTCGGTCTTCTCGCGCTTCTCTTGTTCGGCTTTGGCAATCACTTCCGCCTCTTCAGCGCGTTTCTGCGCCTTCTCGGCTTCCGCTTTGGCGACGGCAGAATCAGCAAGGGCTTTCTCGACCATTTGGCGAGCCTCTGGGGTCAAACTCTTCAACACGTCTTCGACCACTACCGGCTCTTCGGCCTTCGCCATTGGCTTCTCTTTTGGATCTGTCATATCTCCTCCATCTGGATTCCCCGGCATGTAGTTCGGGTCTTGCTCGGTGATCATGCCGTGCAGTTTGCTGTGAATATCCTTGAGTTGTTTCATCCGATCAGCGCTAATTTTTCGTCCGGCTTTTTCCATATCGTTTCCACTCTGAAATTCCGCGAACGTGTCTTTGACGGCAGTCACAAACTGATCAAGTGATTGTGAGAGCATGGCAACGCGATCCACTGTGCTGTCATCGGAAATCGAATCGACCGACTCTTGAAATGCGCAAAACGCCTCGTTGAACTCCTCAAGGAGTTCATCCATCTCATGCTCTTGGTTGATCTGATCGAAGGTTTGCGCGGGTTGGTGTTCACCTTCGTCATCGTTACTGCCGCCCATCGGCATCATCATCGGCATGTCTTTTTTCATGGAGTCTTTCCCGGCTTCGCCCACGCCGTGTTCTTTGGCTGCTGCGTCAAGCTTGGCCTTGGCTTTGGCCTTGGCCTCTTCGGAGAGGTTTGATTGGGGAAGCCGTGCCAGTGCATTTCTCAGATGTGGCAAATCAACCGTTCCGTCTGCATTTCGGTACACGAGATGCCGCAGTGAACGGGGGACGGTCTTGCCATCTGCGTCTTTCTTTCCCCCCGGCTCGATGTACGCAAAAGACGAGTCGGGTAAATTATTCTGCTCAGCTTGTGTCCATGCGGCTTTCTCAACCTCAGCCTCATCAGCTACTTGCTCAATGTCCTCTGAGGACCAGCCAAGCTTTTTGCCAACAGCAGCGAGGAGGGAGCGGAGACGGGAGGTGGTCTCCGGGGAGGAGGAAGAGCTGTTAGGAGACTCAACTGGTCCGTCAGAGCTGTCGCGTTTGAAGAGCATGACACGTGCGCGTTTATTTGCGGGCATGTCCACTAATGACCCTTCATTCACTTCTAAATCTGTCAGGCGATTAGCCATCTGCTAGCCTCCGACCCGTACCGCCGATACTAAAGGCTGCATATTCGCCACTCCGTATCTTCTTCCACACGTCCGGGTCATCGATGCGGTATCCCGTCCACCATGCGCATTCAGGGAGCACTCCGTCAGGAATGCCGAGTAGTCGCTGCTTTTCTTTGGTAATGATGAAGCTCTCTACCAATCTTCCCACGCCGATCCGCTTATGCATTTCGCCCGCTGTACGGCTGAAGAGAACGTGTTGATAGGCGGCCTTTTCGAGGTCTGCGGGAAGGATGTAATCACCTTGTGAGTCAATGATGAGCTGCCCGTTTTCGTCGGTGGAAACGGACAGAAAGCCGAAGACGAGCTGTTGCTCATCGTCTAGCTTTTTAATCTCAAACTCTTGTGACCAGTTTTCCATATCCAGAAACGCAAAAAGGCCGCGCCAAGAGGGGGCACCTCTCAACGCGGCCTTCAAACTTTCGCCGCTTCACCTGACACCCAGTGTGTCAGTGGTACTCAGTACAGTACCTATGTTTATCTATAATAGCGGATTGTTAGTACAATTCAACATTCTTAGAGGATTTTTCAGTGCAATGTTCTAGGAGGTGGCTTTGGGCCTTTCGTCGCTTCAAGACTGCTTGGGCTGAGACTCGCTCCCTCTACGCATGAAAAAGCACTGCAGTGCTTGGCAAATTCGTTGTGTTTCCCCGTTATGTAGCTGTTGTGTAGTACCTGCAAGACTGCATACACTGCGCCAGGCCCCGCAGATTCAAACTCTTCTACGAACTGCAAGAGCCGTTCTTCAGTCTTTTGGTTCATGGTTTTTCCTCTCTCTCCGTGAGAAATCAGGCTGTACGATGACGTCCATTCCATTCTGCTCAATGCGCACCACAAACCGCACGGACTTTAAGCCGCGCACGTTCAAGGTCGCAAAGTGGTACGAGACTTCTTCGGTGAGGGCGTCTAGGATGCGTTTGGCTTGGGTCATCTAGTTTCCATGCCTCTTCGTCCACAGCGTCCGCTCATCACCTGATGTCAGCATGCCACCAAGTTGCTGCTGTTGTAGGTACTCTCGCGTGAGCTGTAACGACTCATTCGCACTTTTCTGCAGCTCAGCAATGCGTTGCTCTTGGTGCAGTTTTGAGGCGAGCACACCAAACGAGAGGGCGGAGAATGTCGAGAAGAAGAATAATCCCCAGGCAAACCCAGCAGCAACAGACAATGCCACAGAAGCGAGGATCAGCCAGAGAGCAGCGTATGCGTTGGCGGTTTGAATGCGCATTAGTTAGAGTCCTTTTTGGAAGAGAAGAGGAAACTGACATCAAACTTGCTCGGCTTGTTCAATTCGTTGAACAGCTTAACGAGCCCATTCTCCGCTTGAGGTTTTGAAGGGGGGAAAGTCAACTTATACACTGGAAATAGTGTACCTGCTGTGGCTGTGTTTATTGGGTCACCATCACGGTAGATGTTCGTAATACGGGCGCTTATGGGGATCTCAAAGAAGGACGGACAAGGTCTCAACGTTCGCGCTTCTTGTTCTCGTCGCCCTAAGTCACGGCCAGTTTGGAGGGCGTTAGCAAACCAGGCAGTCATCAGCCCTTCATCTCCGCCGTGCACTTTGCAGAACTCTTTTGCCCAGACTCGTGGCTCTTCTGATGGAATTGGAGTTGGATTCGTGTCGAGTGCAGGGTTACGGCTCCAATGCTTCGTGGGGGAATCAAGTTGCATCTGGGTTGAGGGTTCAGGTTCATATTTCTCGAATTTGCCCCACTTAGGCCCCCAGGTGATCTTGACTCGCGTGCTCTCTTGTCCAGTCTTTTCGTTCAGTGCATAAACGGTGAAGTTTAATCCCTGGATACTCTTCTGCAACCAGCTAACGGGAACCTCTATCATGACAAAGATTCCTTGCTGAATAACTGTAAGTGAGCATCGGTGCGTAACCCACGACTCACAGTTTACATGCGCCGCGCCAAATCCTTCAAAAATGAGGTCCGTGGCGTCCTCTGGCGCATCAGCTATCAGGGTAACAACGTATACATCTTTATCGCATCTATATCTGGAACCCGCAACCCGAAAATTCGTCGGCTCTTTCAGATCACCTGCTGGTACCGTATCGCCAGGTTCTTTCGTATCCATCGAATACAGCCGCGTGAGTTGCTCAGAGAAGCTCATCTGCCGAGACTCTTCAGTCAACCACCCCTTCGTCCGCATGCGGCTATAAAATGAACTCGGTGTCTGCCCGATGATTTCGTCGAAAGGAATTCTCACGTCACCATTGCGGAAATGGCCGTCGTACTCGCTGAATCCTAATGCCTTGAGCATGTCTTGAACGGATGCGTATTTGGTAGGGTTACATTGGCTCATGGGGTTCTTCCTTTGCCTGCACTGGCATCAAACTGTTGGAGATGCGGATCACATTCACTTCCTGATTTTGATTCCCTTGGAGCATCGTCAGAAGATCACTAGGTGTTTGGTTGATCTCAACAATGAGGTGTTCTCCCTTTTCGTTCTGAAGTTTCGTGAAGCCTTCGCCTTCCCACGCGACGACAAACCGCCCTATCGGTTGGCCTTCAATGGCAACGTCGTAGGCTTTGTAGGGAGAAAGAATGGCTTTGAGCATATCAATTCTTGACCGGGTTTGTTCGAGCTTCCATTTCAGATGGTGGCGTTAAATGCAGTGTTCCAATCAGCCAGCCTGCTGCGTGCCGGATGCCATCAGGGCTTTTTGAAAAAGGAGTAGTGAGGAAACTCGGCCAGAGTTTTGAAAACAGTCGTGGCGTATCGACTTGTACGACTGAGATGGAGGACTCATTGACCTTCACGAGGTAATACCGGTCAGCCATTGAGATAAGTGTAAATAACTGTGGGTTATTTGTAAACTAGAAGACTGTTGCTTCAGAGCACCTGCATAGAACGTGAGCCCCAGGGTGTTTTATTCGTCTTCCGTCCCCAGCAATGAAGTCTTCCTTCATCCCTACAACCTGTCCGCGCATTGGTGCGCAAACCTTCGGACAGGCATTCGCCGCAGGTATCCATTTTCTCTTCACTGATCGTGGGAGTTGTCCAAGATCGTAGGCTGTGTCCATTGCTATGTATCGCGCTGCACTGACGCTGTTGATAGCTTCAGTTCTTGCTATAGTTTCAGCCCTATCTCGTAGTTGCTTTGCAGCATGTCGTTCAACCTTGCGCTCAATTCCCTTTTCTCCTGCTGCTTCCAATCGTGTTCGATAGTTTTGCACTGCTTTAGCGCGTTGCGTATTCAGCCCAATCACCTGCCGAATATCCCGTGCAATCACTCTCGGGTTGTTCCCTGCCTGGAGCCCATCAGCAATGATTGTTCGCAATGCCTCTCGGGTTGTGTCGCCGATTTCTACCACTAACTTTGATGAGTACCGCCGTGCCCAGGCAACCGCACGAGGATTGACGCGGACAATGTCAACCTGCACTCGTCGCGTTGCCAGGTTCGCTAACGTGATTTCCACAGCGCGAATCGCTAAGGCGGTGATCTCTGGGGAGACGGTTAAGAACAGTGCGGGAAAGTCTTGGATATTGAGAATAAATAAGGCCCTGTTCAGGTCTCCGCGTTGCAATGCGTCTACCAATTCTTGCTCATCATAATCTGTGAGCTTGTCTGCTGCCTCACGGAACCGTCGCCTGATTTTGGGGTCAGCGAGATCGGCAGCGCGGTGCAATGCTTGTGTCAGCTTGTCGTTGTTGCTCGTTTCCTTGGCGATGGAAACGAGCACGGGTTGTGGTGAGGAAAGGCGAGGGAAGAGCCACATAACGCCCTCGCCCTATTCCTCAACCCGATCCATCTGTTCCTTCTGCGGGAACCCAATCTGTGAGGCCATCCAGCCGACCACATCCGGGACTTGTCCGGCGACGTCAAACCCTGCACCAGCAAGGCTCTGTAATAGCATCAACTGCGTTCAGGTCAGCTTTCTGTACTCGTCCGTGCTTCAGTTTCGGTGCTCGCTCTAGGGGCAAACCATTCAGCGATAACAGTTTCGGAATGACCTTGGTGTTCACCACTTCGGCTATCTCGTCCAACATTCCCTCGACACCGAACCCGAAGATTTCCGTGATGTTGCCTGCTAGTGCTTGCGTACCGATGCGCTCAAGGCCAAAGAAAATCCACTGACCGATAATCACGAGGGCAATATCGTGCTGATACCGACGAATGATGGTATCGGTGTCAAATGCCTTTGTCCCGCCAGAGCGTAGGAGTTCAATTTCGTAGCGTCGATTCCCGCTCGCGTCCCGATCTTCTGGAAACACGATACCAGCTTGCTCGTTGTTTCGGATGTTTGTCACCAGTTGTCTGAATTGTCCGTACACCACGGCGTTTGCCGGGTCATTGATAATGGAGACTGGAACACGGACAACGGGCAGTCCAGCGAGATCGCGCTCGACGCCGATGGCCTCATAGTTCTTTATCCCAGTCAGGTAGACCCATGACGGGTAGGCATTTCTCAGTAAAGGTCTGCCTTCCGGGTTACTCTTCCCCCCGCGAAAAATGTAGTGCGCGAGCTTTTCGTAAGGGATTGGATGGAGGATATAATCTGGTGGCCCCTGCTGCTCCAGTGCGAAAACATCTCCGACACTGTTCATCTGCCATCGGTAAGCTGTCTCTGGGGGACGGAGTGATAGACGTCGAATGCCAACCTTGTTGTCGGTAAATTTGCTCCGTCGTAGTGGGTCATCGACATATCCTCCGCGCAGTTTGTAACAAATCTCATGCGGTGAAAACCCGTAGCTCAGGAAGTTATCTGCTGCCACCACGACGTGTTGGTTCCACGCCTCTTCCATATCTTCGAACAGGACTGAGGATATAAACTCGGCAGTGTCTACGTCTGCCGGATTGTTCGCATCAAATGCGACGATTTGATTGTCGGTCTTGCGCATCATCTGCTCGATCACAAAGAGTAATGCGCCAGCAACCTCACTGTTCTCACGGAATTCCTTGAGCTTCTTATACTTCTTGACGCCTTGTAAATCCCGGAGAATGTCCTCATATATCTGTCCGCCCCATTGTTTAAGGCCGGAGACGCCTAGCTCAGCAAAGTGGTCGTATTTGACAAGTTGCGGCGTCGGGGCAGGAGGAGGGACAGCAGCTTTGGTGATGGTACGACGTGCCATGATCAAAATTTCCATTCATTGCGTTTGGTGAGACCGTCGAGGGAGGGGGCGACGATCGCAACAAACTGCTTCACAAACCAACATAGCGTCTGACTGAGACAGTCAACCTGATCATCGTGAGCAGAATAGGGGAATGATGATACTTCCGTCTCAAAATCCAACAACCATGAAGCGCTTTCGGGGAGCCATACTCTCCCAGACTCAATGGTCGGACTTTCCACACTCATCCGAGTAATCTTATCAGCTTCCGGCTGAATGGGAATAACCGGAAGTTTTGTTTCTAATTGCAGGTCTTGAATGAGGCTCTGACCGCTTGATTTGTCTTCTATCAAAATGGCCTTCGGATTCCACTTCTCCGCAAGACTTTTCGCCGCTCTCTTCCCTTCTGGATATTCCATGCGATTTACGTAGCAATCTAGTAAATAGTACCCTTCTTTCGTTTCCGCCCACGTCTGACAACACCACGGGTCATTCAATTGTTTTGCTTTATTCGCGGTATCCCACGACTGGATGATGCGAATGGGATTTGCTGGTGCAGTTGAGTATCGTTTGAACCAGGATAATTTGATTAATCCGCCACCTAGGGGAGCAGGTCGTTGCTGGAGCTGACTCGCAGTCCCATAACTGCCAAGCTGCTGTTTAAGTCGTTCGACCTCTCCTACCCCAAATCGCTCAGGCCAAAGTAGCTCCCCATCTTGTGTCCGTGGATCAGACCAACCAATGCACGTCATATACGTTGTCGGCTCGTATTCCATAGGGAGATTCAGGAGTTCATAGCCGCCTTGCTTCAACACGTGGCCTACAAGGTCTTCTTCATGAAGACGTTGCTGGACAATTACCCGCACTCCTGTCTTGGGATTATTTAAACGAGTAGACATGGCCTCATCCCACCAGGTCAGTGCTGCCTCTCTCCGTGCTTGGCTGTGAGCGTCTATGGCTTGGATTGGGTCATCACAACATACTGCGTCCCCACCTTCACCTGTCACGCTCCCACCAACAGAGGTAGCAATGCGGTAGCCGCTCTTGTTATTCTCAAAACGAATCTTTGCATTTTGGTCGCCCGTAAGTTGATACCGCTCTCCCCAGCGCCATTGATACCAAGGAGATTCAATAATGCGGCGGCACTTCAGCGAATCTCTAATGCTTAGGCTCCCTGCATAACTCGCAAATAACCAGCGCCACTCTGGATAGGCAATCCATACCCAGGTCGGCCAAAAAACAGCAACACATAGACTTTTCGCGCAACGGGGGGGAATTGTAATGGCGAGATTGCGAATCTCTCTCTTTGTGACCGCTTCGAGATGATCGGCA